TACAAGAAAGACTTATCTTCATGATCGCCAGGCAAGAATCCAATCTCACGAGTTGAGACAAGAGATCTTACAATATAGAGTTGATTGTATGGTGTGTGTTGATCAAGAATGTCTTTGAGTGCAAGATATAATGCAACAAAAGTTTTACCTGTTCCAGCTGCACCGTAGGCAAAAATATTTTTACCCTCTTTGTAGTTGTCAAAGAGAATCTTTTGGTTGTCTGTAATTGGTTCGATCTTGTTTAAAAGATCGCCATTAATTGGTCTTTTCCTCTTCATTTGTTTTGCAGTCATCCCTACTCCGATTGGAGAATTATTTTTCTTTGCCATCTATTTGTTAATTTTAGAAACTCTGGAGCCAGGTGATTTAGATGCCTTATGTAAAACATCATTCCAACTTGGATTCTTTGTGATGAGTTTATCTCTCCACTCACCAACCTCTCCAAGACCAGCAACACCAGCATTCCAATCTTTATCCCAGTTTGGATTGTCCTTTCTCCACTCATCATACTTAATCATGGTCATTGATAATTCCTTTTTCTCACCAGTTTCTTTGTTAATAACAGGATATGTAGGCATAGTTTTTAACGTTTTGTAAAGTTATTTAGACCCACTCAAGGGCTTCGGACACAACAGGGAACTGTTCGGTAAATACCTCACGACAATTTTCTGCAATAATCATGTGTTCTTTTTGTGTTCCATGTGCAGATCTTAGATTAATATAATGTATCCAAGAACGGCAAGAACCAGTCATGTAAATTCTTGTGGGTGTGCATAGTGGTAGAACCATTCTAGCACATTCTTTTGCAACACCTTCCTCAATCATTTGATTATACAATGATTGTGCAGAACTGAAAAGAGTTGTCATCTGCATTTGTAATTTTTGAACTACAAAGTCATCTAAATCATCAATACTATTCTGACGATTCTTTGTATCTTGTCTTCTTAATTCAGGCAGTTCAATCTTACCAAGTTCATTACTCTTCGCATATCTTTGAGAAAATTCTTGAAAAGTAAATGATCTATGACGAAGTATCTGTGCTGCAATCGCACGAGTTGTCTCTATCTCAAGAGTCATACTAGACTGTTCAAATACTGACCAATGTTGATGTTTGATACAATACTTGAGAAGTCCAGAGAACTTTTCGTTGTCCTGATTGGCAGGGTTGGAAACTCTGGCAATGTGTGCCATAGTTTTTTCTGCATCTGGTGTGACTGATACTAATTTAACTTTTGTCATAAGCTTTTTCTGCATAAGATCTTAGGTAATCTTGAAAACCTTGTTCGATACCATCTATTGTATCATGGTCTTCACACCAAATGGTGGCGAACTCATAGACTGCTCTGGTATGATCTTGAAGATGATGTATTAAAGATCTAAAACATGCTCTTCTTAATTCCATTTTTTCTTCTGAGTAACGAGGATTGTTTCTATCCTCACTCTTCATCCATGAAAACTTCATCGTAATCTGTTATATAAGGGTAAATTTGTTCATAGTCGAGATTAGCACATGGACTATTCTCAGTATCTAACTCTGATTCTAACGCACTTACCACAGATTTCAAGTCTTTTAATATTGTTTTTAACTTTTTGTTATCCATTTAACGGTCTCCCATTCTTATCAAGCAATCCCATCTTCTTAACTTGAAATAAATTAGACTTTTCTTTCTTCTTAAGTTTTTTATATTGTTTGATGATCTTATCTATCTCATCATTAGATACCTTTACCTTTAACTCCTTTGACTCCTCAGAGGTAACAAAACCCATTCCCTGAGTCTTCTCTCGTTCCTGTTTCTCTTCCAAGTAGTCGTTGATTCCATTTTGTATTTCACCTTCAATGATGTCATTGATTTGATTACGAAGTTCTTCGCTCATGAGTCTCCTTTATTTTGTTCATGACTGTGTTGTAATGATTAAATTTTATCCCTTTATGTTTTAAGACAATCAGTTTTGAAACTGTCATCTCTTCAGTATAAAAAATAATGGGTTCATTGTCTAATCCTACATCTCCACTCATGCATTCCTCCTTCTGTTTTTCTTTGGTTTAGTGGGTGCTTTCAAACCATATAGTTTTGGATTAACAGTTCCAAATCCATAATCCATTGAGATCAAAGAGTTAGCACCAAACTTATCATAGTACATATCGAAAAGATTTACCTTCGCAGTTGCACGAACAATATCTCTTCTCGTATCTCCATTTCCATCTTTATATGTAACTATGTAGGCGTCAAGAGGAAATTGAGGGTTTCTTGCTTGTTCTTCATTACAATTTTCAACCAAAAGTTCGGTTGAATATTTACTGGCAAGAGTTTCTTTTTCCTTCAGAGACCAATAAGTTTGAATTTCTGTTGTACCTTTTGTTTGAGTCATCCTCGATTACCCCATTGTATGTCAGGAAATGCCTCTTCAACTATGGCACGAGTCACTTTATATTTCTTCTTTAAATTTTTATCTTTAACTAGACAGACAATCTCTGCCTCGTCAGGATGCAAACCCTCTAAAAGTTGCATAAAAAGTTGTTCTCTTTTCATAGGTCGAAGAGAATCATTTCCTCCTTTCACAAAATTATACAACTTTTTCCATTCGTATGCAAGATGTAAATGTTCAGTTCCAGCAGGCGCCTCATTCTTATTGAACGGAACATCACCATCTGGAAGCATTGACTTCACAGATTCATCAAAATTCCATATCAAAACAGATTTAAGATGTAGAGATTCATTCTCTTTCAGAATTTGAATCTTCTTTGCTTTTGTTTTTTGTTTTGATACTAATGCCAACACCTCACTTAAAAGAGGATTTCTTGGCAATCTAGCTTCTCCCAATGTGGGATGTGTCGTAGTCATAATTCGTCTTCAGTTTCGTTATCGAAATTTACGTTTTCAAATCGAAAGGCAATAATCTCATCTGGAATTAAGTTACCTTTCAAGTCATACATCTCAGGATGCATCTCAGGCATAATTGACCTCTGGTTGTGTTCTTTATATAACCACCCTATTATACCACCAACACAGAGAAAAAGCACTGCTACAAGAGTGCCGAAAGTTAATGCTATCGCTAACACGTTACTACCTTGAATGAATTGTTTTAAGTTAAACTTTTTTGGTGATGATGCCTCCTTACGCTGTAACATAAGTTCAACACCTTTATTTAGTTTTGGTTTTACGTCTTCCTCTTCGTCTTTCTTTTTCGTATCTTTGAGCATCCTCTAAAATTCCATTAAAATAATCTTTAATCTTTCTTGCACTTGGTTTTCCAAGATGACCATAAGCCTCTCTCAAGACTTGATGTTCGCCATCTTTTCCACCTTTGATGTACTCACTAAGTTCATCAATAAGTTCATTCAACTCTTTTACAGTTGAACTTTGATTAAACTCTTTTGCTCCAACTCCTGTTGTTTTACAGGACTTCATAAAATCATAGAACTTTAAATGAAATTTTTTTTCCTCAAATGCAATGTCAATTGCTTTATCTACGATTGTGTAAATGTCTTCCATTATACTAAGTTTTTCTCCTCTAGATATCTGAATGTATCTAAACACCCTCCAATTAATTTACCATCCACCGTAATTCTTGGGAATGATGAATTTCCAAACTCAGACATGAATCCTTCTTTGGTGAAATGATCTCCGAGTTTATAAACTACATAATCAACTTTTGCTATGTCTAACATCTGTTCTGCCTTTTTGCAGAAGGAACATCCTTCCTTTGAATAGACGGTGAATTTCATTTAAATTTTAAGTGCATTTACTGTTTCCCAATCTTTTTGGAAAAGATCTAAACCCTTGTCAGTCAGAATGTGATTGTACATCTTTTCAAATATTGATGGCGGCATTGTGACGATGCCTGCTCCATATTCAAAAGACTTACTTACACTTCCTACATCCCTGATGGATGCGGATAAAATTTCTGTATCAACAAAATTATATAGTTTTGACTGAACTTCATATATGTCTGCAATCTGTTTGATCAGATTTAATCCATCAAATGAATTATCATCTACTCGACCAACAAAAGGCGAGACGTAGGCAGCGCCTGCCTTCGACGCCAGTATCGCTTGGGCAGGACTGAATATCAAAGTAACATTTACCCTGATTCCCTCCTCTGAGAGGAGTTTGCAACCCCTAAGTCCGTCTGGTGTGCATGGCACTTTAATTGTTGTGACTTCACCAAATTTGTCATGAAGTCTTCGACCCTCTTGAAGAAACTCAAAATAATCATCTGTCACAATCTCCATACTGATATCATCAATACCAATGATCGTGAGTTCTTTATATACTTGTTCTGGATCTCTACCACTCTTTCTAATCAGAGTTGGATTTGTTGTGACACCATCAATCAATCCTGATTCGTGATACTTACCAATCAGATCAACATCTGCTGTGTCTAGAAAAATTTTCATAAACGAGATAATTCTTTTCACACAGTATCATGCGATTTAGAAAATGTCAAGACATAAAAAAAAGACCTCCGAAGAGGTCTTTGGGTTTGTTCCGATTGTAGAGACCGCACGAATGATGTCTCAATCGTATTTATTAACCAATTGAAGGAGCAGTTAATGCAACCTCTGTTGAACTAGCAGATGCTAGGTCAAGTGGGAAGTTGTGAGCATTACGCTCATGCATTACTTCCATTCCAAGGTTTGCTCTGTTAAGAACATCTGCCCATGTTGGAACAATCTTACCGTTTGCATCAACAACTGATTGGTTGAAGTTGAAACCGTTAAGGTTGAATGCCATTGTGCAGATTCCCATTGCAGTTAGCCAGATACCAACAACAGGGAAAACACCAAGGAAGAAGTGAAGACTCCTTGAGTTATTAAAGGACGCATATTGGAAGATAAGGCGACCAAAGTATCCATGAGCTGCAACGATGTTGTATGTCTCTTCTTCTTGACCAAACTTATAGCCATAGTTCTGAGAAGTAAGGCCTGTTGTCTCACGAATAAGAGAGGACGTAACAAGGCTTCCGTGCATAGCAGAGAAAAGAGATCCACCGAATACCCCAGCAACACCGAGCATGTGGAACGGATGCATAAGGATATTATGTTCTGCCTGAAATACGAACATAAAGTTAAAAGTACCACTAATACCGAGAGGCATACCATCTGAAAAAGATCCCTGACCGAATGGATAGACTAGAAATACAGCAAATGCTGCTGACACTGGTGCTGAATAAGCAACACAGATCCAAGGTCTCATACCTAATCTGTATGATAGTTCCCACTGTCTGCCCATGTAAGCAGAGATTCCGATAAGGAAGTGGAAGATAACCAACTGATAAGGGCCACCATTATACAACCACTCATCTACAGTAGCTGCTTCCCAAATTGGGTAGAAGTGAAGACCAATTGCGTTTGAAGATGGAACTACAGCACCTGAGATGATGTTGTTACCATATAAGAATGAACCTGCTACAGGTTCTCTGATTCCGTCGATATCGACTGGAGGAGCAGCGATGAACGCAACAATGAAACATGCTGCTGCTGTTAATAAACAAGGGATCATCAAGACACCGAACCAACCAACGTAAAGTCTGTTGTTTGTGCTTGTAACCCACTCGCAGAACTCAGACCATCCAGATAGGATGCCTTGTTCTCTTCTTGTAAGAGTTGTCATGAGGACGTTAAATTTTAATAGGGCTCAAGGGACGAGCGATATTAATATTTCCACTAATCCCTTCACTAGTGGATATGAGAGACTTCATTTATCCTCCCTAGAGGTCTCGGTTTAAGGGGAGCAGATATATGTGTTAAAAAGAACACCTTCCGTTATTTATAGTAACAGAACTTTACATAACTGGCAAGCGGGTCAATCTTCTAAGTGTCTAAATAGTCTTTAGACTATAGTGTGTCAAAATGAAAAGATTTTTACCAC